ATCGTCCGAATCGAACGCTCCGAGGCCCGTCTGCGTCTCGAGGTACTTCTCGACCAGGTTCCGTGCATCCGAACGAGTCCGGTCCGATGGCCGCTTGTGCCGGAAGACGTCGAGGCCAGCGTCGATGATCTTCTCCATCCGAGCGGTCCCACGCCGCTGCGCGATGGTGACCCAGTTCCCGTCCCCCTTCAGGTTCCGGTGGCCGTCCAGGAAGATCTGCCCACCCTCCTTCTGCCAGATCGGATTGACCCGGCGCGGGTAGACGATGTCCCGAGCGGTTTCCTTGAGGCTCTCGGCGGTCTCACGGTTCGCCAGGATCTCCAGCCCGGTGGCTCCCTTGAAGTAGGCCAGCTCTTCGCCAGCGGGCTCATCGTAGATCCCGCCCTCGCGGTGCGCGTCCACCCGGGCCATGATCCCGGCGACGGAGGAGGCCGGGTCCACCAGGATGTTGTCGGTGTCCCCGTAGATCGCCTTGTCTGGGTTGGCGATCTGGATCCGGGGCCAGGTGATGGCTCCCTCCTCCCGGTAGTTCTCAAGGGCTGCGGATACCATGAACGCCGACATCGCCGCTGCGTTGAGACCCAGCGGGGTTCCCAGGACCGGGAAGACCTTCCAGCTACGGGCGTCGTGGCAGTAGTCCACCAGGCCCTTCTCCAGGGCAGCGGAGGTCTCGTCCGGGATCACCAGGAGGTCGAAGTCGGTGACGGTGTTGAGGGCATGCAGCCCCACCTCGGAGACCACCGAGCCGAGGAAGTCGTTGTCGTCGATCGCGGCGATGGCGTCGGCGCCACCGGTAAAGTTCGCCGAGGTGATGTTCACCGGGCGGTCCAGGAGGGGGGTGCCCAGGCCCGCGGCCAGGTCGGACGCCACCACCAGATCGGACCCGCTGGTCTCGTGGGCGAGCTTCGTCACGACGTTGTCGTCGTCGCCCGTCAGCACGATGCAGTTGGGGAAGGTCTCCAGGATCACTCCGCTCACGTAGACCGTGAGGTCGAAGTACGACGTCGAGCCGTTGCTGGCGTCGGAGACGATCATGTTCATGTTTTCGGAGTCTTCTCCGAAATACTTGGCGGTCAGGAGGGTGGTATCCGACTGCGCCGTGTCGGAGCCCGAGTGGATGATGCTGTCGAATCCGAACCGGGCCAGGGCCGTGCTGGTCGGGTTGAACTTGAAGGACGCCGCGACACCTGTGTCGATGGTGGAGATCCTGGCGGTGAGGTTCGTGTTCTGCGTCACAGTGACACCGACGGGGACAGCCTCCTCAAAGGTCGCCTCGGCCAACGCCTTGAACTCAACGAAGGTCACCGCGCTCAGGTCGAGCACATTTCCGCTGCCGCTGGCGTCTGCGCCAGTGAGGCCCAGGGTCGTAGCCGCGGTCCCACCGGTCACGCGGACGCGGGCCCCGGAACCCTGCTGCCCTGTCTCGAGGGTAAGGTCGTCGATGCCACCGGCCCCCTCGAACGCGTAGGCGTCCTGGATTTGCGTCTGGATCGCGTCGGCCACGTCCACAGCGGTGGTGTAGGTGGTGGCCCCGTTCCCGGGGATGGTCAGGGTCTGGATCTTTGTGAGATCCGCCCCCACGACCACCAGGAGGGTCGTGTCCACAGCGGGGGTCCATGGGTACAGGCTCACTCCAGGAGCGGCGACCACCGCTGCCGAGGTGCCAGCAAAGGTCAGGGTGTTGTCCAGGTCGGCGTCGACCGATGCAACCAGCGTCTCCCCGTTTTGGACGAACCACGGAGCCTGCCACAGACCGTCGATGACCGCCGCCGACGCCGCCACCGCTGCGGTCTTCAGGGTCAGGGTACCCTTCGCTGCGCTGTGGGTTCCGGCCAGGAGGTCGTCGTAGTGGACGGTCCGCATGCAGTAGATCTTCGTGCCCTCCTGGGCCTCCAGATAGAACTGCCGCGCTGCCAGGATCAGACTGTAGTCAGCGCCGAAGCCGCCATACTTGGCGAGCACCTCCGAGAAGCTGTAGCACGCGAAGCCCACACCGATCGGGCCGCGCCCTGCGGTTCCAACCAGGGAAGTCACTCCGGTCTGTCCGCGGTTGCCCATCTTCTTTGCCGCCGCCTTCTCAAACGCGATTACCTTGCTCGAGAGAAGCATGTTATTGCCCATAGCGCCCTCCATCGTTCTGGCGATAACGTATCATTCGATCTCACCGTCCACAAGACCAATTTGCAAAATCTAGTCCACCACCAACTTCTGCGCATCGAGATCTGCCACCACTCCGTCGTCACCACCGTCAAGGACGCCGCTGATTACCTGTGGCAGGAAGCTCTCGATGTCGATCTCACTCACCACCCATGTCTGCCTGAAAAACTGGATATTGCTGTTGCCCCTGGCGCGCCCGAACGTCATCTCAGTGTCAGGGAGGATCGGATACACCTTGTCCCCGCGGGTCGCATCATCCGGATCCGCCAGAACAGTAATCGTCCGATTCACCCTGAAGAATCTGGTCACGGCAGCCGGAAGGTTGAGGAGATGCTTGTCGTTGCTCACGACCCCAACTACCTGGAACCGGAGGTCCACCGTCTCCGGGGTTTCGACCTCGACGCTGCCGTACTCATCGTCCCGGTCCTCAACATCTCGCTCCTGGGTCATCCCCATCCGATCGAACGGGATCCCCTGGATGCTCAAGCTGATGGCGGGAAGCTCCGAGAGTTGGGTCAGCGCAGACCCATCGACTTCGTTGTCGTAGTCGGTGTGGACCGAGGTGACAACGTTCCGCATCACCTGCTGTCGCATCTTCTGGACGAGGGCACGCACCACCCGGAGGACCATACAGTCCTGCTTCAGGTCTGGGTACTCGAAGGAGAAGGCCTCCTCGAGCGTCACTGTCTCGCCGGAGATCGGATCACCGTCCTCATCAATATTCAGGATCGTGACGTCCACCGCGCCCTTCGTCGCCTTGGTCCGCCGGTCGATCACGTAGCTGGCCGGGATCCCGCCTGGGATTCGACACCAGAGGATCCGGTCTCCGGGGTCGCCATCCTCGTCATCGATGACCCCGGTGAATTTCCAGTTACATTCGACTCCATCGAAGAGCACACGTACATGCTCCTTCAGGTCCCCTGCGGGGCCAGTGGCGGGGGGCTCGTGCGGGAGCGCGATGTTCGCACCCTTGATCGTGACGAGGTAGTTCCCGTGGCTCAGTCCGACAGCCGGCGTGATCGAGGTAATCGTCGGCACTCCCATCTACGGCCTCCCCGCCACGCCGTTCATCAACCCGGCCACCCTCAGAGCATACCGACGCGAAAGCCCTTTCTTCCACTTTTCGAATGCAGGACGCAAGAACGGCCGCGCCGGGATATGGTAGACGATGGTAGTCGTGCTTGCCTTGAGGGGGGCAGCAATCAAGCCCTGAATGTACAGTGCCAAGAAGAGGTTCCGGACCATCGGAGTCACTGGAACGACGATAGTCTCGACACCATACTCCTGCAGCTCGCCGATGTTGGTCAGATCCTTGCCTTCCTCGTTAACCGCTGACCGCTTGATGCCCACGAAGAAGGCAGGCATCCCGCCGATAATTGAGTGCACCACGCTGATATTGTTGCGGAGGTCCCCGCGCCGCACCAGGGCTTTCGTCCCACGAAACCGTGCGAGCTTCCGCAGCGCCAACGTGAGAGGACTCAGTGCCAGGATCGAGGACCCACCAGGCGCCTGATTTGTGAGGCCCTGGACGATCTCCTTTCGGAGTGCATGAGCCTCAATGAGGGTCGCCTGGGTCTGAGCCTTGGCGAGTCGCTCAGGAAATGTAGCCATGGTTCGGACAGCCCGATCCCAGTCCCCGGTGAGCTTGATCTCACTCGCCATCAGAGTTGCTCTCCCTGCTTTCTGGAATCGAGGTCCACCTGCCAGAAGTTTAGCCCGTGCTCAAGCACCGCGGGTCGCACCTCCGTGACGAAGATTTCCAGATTGCCGAAAGACACAGCCGGGCGCCGAAATCGGTCGAGGATTCTGCTCACCCGGTCGTTGACCATGAGCGTCACCACGCCGGTCGCTGCATCCAGGAGGCCAGCGCGGATCAGGTCCCGACGGTGGATGTAGAGCTTCGTATTCGAATCTGGAGCGTTCCCGGTGGCCACCTGCCGCAGGGACTCGAAGTCCTGGACCTCGATGGTGGCCTTCACCAGGAAGGCGTCTTTCTCGGGGCGCTTGAGGGTACCCACCTTGTCGTCGTCATCGTCCACAAAGAGGGGTTCATTGAGGTCCTCGTCGTAGATGTCCACCAACGGATCCTCGGTGACGAGCTGGCGCAGCTCGACCCAGAAGAAATGCAGTGGACGTCCGGAGGCCACAGCTACACCACGGTCCCGCTGATGGGCCGCACGTACTGAAGCAGGATATCGTCGATCTCTGGATCGCCAGTGATGGCCCCCGCTCGGCCCCTATAGAATGCTGATCCATGGCTACCCATCCGGTCGCTCTGTGTCCGATGCCGGATCTTCCGATCCTCGACCTCATCGAACACGAGTTGCTGCGGAGTCTCGCGGATGGCCAGCCTGACCGCTGCCTGGCGTAGCGGCATCGGAAGATGCCCGGGCCCGGGCACGCCCAGGTCGGGATCGGTGTACCCGAAAACACCAGTCACCCAGTAGAGGCACGCTGCCAGCCATGTCCCGTCAGGCAGGAGAAGCCCGGGCAAATCCCGGTCATCTCGATCCGCAGCGGACTGGACACGCAGGTGCCGGTTCATCACCTCGATATCGGCCAGGTCGTAGTCCTCGCCGTCCCTGACGCCCTCGGCGATCAGGCCCTCAGTGATAGCGCCCAGGCCAATGATCGGATCGGGAAGGATCAGGAAATCTGCGCCGCTTCCGCGGGCCTCCACCTCGAGGCCCACCGAACCGAAACGCTGCCGCCCCGTCACCGATCTGATGAAGCCGCCGACCCTCGTGAGGATCGCCTGCAGCCGCTTCTCCGGCAGTTCTGTGGTGTCGAAGCCCTCGTCGCGCAACTCGTAGGGAAGGCAGAGCCATGGAGTGGGATCCGCCCAAAGCACCGTCGTGACCTCGAAATCCCGCCTGGTCTGGTAGATGGTCCCGCCGCTGTCCACGGCCCACTTCCAGCGAACCTCCCATCGGCCAACTTCTGCGTCGCCAGCAATGTCCGCCGTCACGCAGTATCTCCCTGTGGAAATCTTCGTGGCGTCGGTCCAGTCTGTGGTGATGTGTGCGGGGGCGTCGCCAGTGAGATCCCAGAGTTGGAATTGAATCGAGTCGGCGTCGATCAGGCGACCCGTCTCGGGATGGACGATCCAGAAGTCGAGGATGCTCTCGTCTGTCCCGATCCCGAGACTACTTCCTTTCTCCACTGCCAACATCGTCACCCTCCGAATCTTCGCTAGCATTGGGGTCGGCTTCGTCGGCAGTCTGCATCGCCTCGAATTGCTTCACGACCCTCGCAGCCTCCTTGGCCTTGCCAATGTTCTCGGCGGCCAAATGGGCCTGAGCGTTGGCCTCTGCAGCCACCTCCTGTGCCACACTGAAAACCATGTCGTTCATCATGGCTCGGACGGCACCAAGCACATTGCCTTCGGACTTCTCGAGAGTTGCATCCCAGGCTTTCTGGAGTCCTTCGAGATTTTTGTCTGCCTCGATTCGAGCCTTGTGCTTCGCAGGCAGGATCCGAACGAACTTCGCCAGAACCTCTGAGGCTCCGCTGTGCTGCACGGACATCCGCTGGTACCGTCCGATATCTGCCCGCATGCTTTCAATGAATTTGTCAGTCCCTGCCATGTTGATCTCCTCGTCGGTCCACTGGCGTCACCAGCTTCTTGAGAGACCGCTGGCTGGCGTCGAATCGGGCCGACTCTGAATTGGCAAACTCCACGCGGAGTTGCGCTGCTCTACCTTCCGGATCATCGAAGCTGAAGCGGTACTGATAGCGACCGATCTTGTGTGCGCTCAGTACCTTCAGGCCACACATGTGCAGCCATGCAGCAACGGCCAGATCCGGGGTCTTGGCGACCCCGTCGCTCACTTCTTCCCACCGCGCTTCTTCGCGGTGCCCCTCTGTTTCGGTGGTGCCTTCTTCTTCGGCGCGGGCTTCGGCGCGGGCTTCGACGCTGCCAGGTCCACCACCTTCAGCTTCTCCGGCTCGGGAACCAGCTCGGGCCTTGCCTCTGTCACCGCGGCGTCCAGGCGCCCCTGTAGACGAGCCTTCTCGGCGCGCTCCGCCTTGAGGTCGGCAGCCTGCTTCGCTGACTTCTTCCGAAGTTCATCCAGCGCTCGCTGGACGACGGGATCGCCACCGCGCACCTCGTCGGGGTGCCGGGTCTCCAGACCCCCACCACCAACGATCTCGATATCGTCGTCGACCTTCCGGCGCTGATCCTGCTCCCACTGACGGGCATCGGACTCATTCATCACCAGGAACGCCAGGAGGCTGGTCGGATCATTCGGATTCGAGCGGAGTTGGCGAAGCGAAGCGGCCAAGTCATCGCTGACCAAACGCCACTTGTTGTCATTGAGGAACATGGTCCCACGGAAGTTGTACCGCTTGACCTTGTGGCCAGTCGACCTGCTGAAAGGTACCAGCTTAGCCATGAGTTGCTCGGACATTTCGTCCTCCTCTACCTGTGAAGGGGCCCTCGGCTCATCACCGGAGGCCCCTTGGTTTCAGTCTAGACGCCCACGTCATGCGCGTGGTCACCCGCTGCGGTGATGGAATGGGTGTGCGTGGCCTCGGCATCCGCAGTCACTCCCGTCGCATCAGCGGCGATCGCGTGGGTGTGCGTGGCCTCGGCATCCGCAGTCACTCCCGTCGCATCAGCGGCGATCGCGTGGGTGTGATCGGGCAGCGGCAGGAAGCAGGTCGCCTGAATATCGCCAGCAACACCCACAGGAGCAGGCGGACGGACACCCACAGGAGCAGACGGACGGACCAACCCCTCCACAGCGTAGATAGTGGTTGTTCCTAAAATCACATTCGGGCCTCCCGCTAAATCAATGAACTGATGCACGAATGCACAGCCGTGGATCATGGCGAACCCGCTGTCTGCCCCCGTGTATAGATCGAAGACCTCCGCGTCGGCAGTCGCCACGAACTCGAACGTTATCTCGGCGACGTACACGACAGCCCGCTCGATGGGAATAGCACACTTCGGCATGTTCGGAGACATCCAGCCTTCCGCTATTTCGTCTGCGACACAGGCATCCTCGATCTCCTCCTGCGTGATCACCCTGGTCTCATCGTTACCAAGCAACGTGTTGAGGTTGCGGTAGCTGATGGTACAGTCACCACACTTGAACTCGTACACCAGGAAGTCCACTGTCCCAGCGCTCACGGCCAGGGCACCAAACGACCCAGTGCCCACGTCCAGGACCACGGCAGTGGGACTCGTGTATGAAGCGATCCTCCCGTAAAGCCCGTTGTTGCCAGGAACAGTAGCATCGTTCTGGATGTAGACGTACTTGCCGACCATCGCGGCAGTGAACCCACCCCACATGGCATCGGTGAGTATGATATTCGGGCCGGCACCGTCCAACGTCAGGACTCCGTTCACGCCATTGTTGGATTCCGTCCAGTTGATCGCCAAGTCCGGCTCGATAGCGGTGTTGTACTCCATCCAGGCGGCTCCACCGGGATTCGGGGTCGAAGGTATCACAGCAAAGGGACCGCCTATGAACGGTTGAGACGGCGTAGGCATACTCCCACGGAGAGACATGGGAATCGTGGCCGCTCCGTCGCTGCCCGTGGCCGCTCCGTGGTCATGGTTGGGATCGGTGATCGCGTGGGTGTGCGTGGCACCGGCAGCCGTCGCCGCACCGTGGTCATGGTTGGGGTCGGTGATCGCGTGGGTGTGCGTGGCACCAGCAGCCGTAGCGG